CAAATGTATCTTCGTTTGTTAATTCTTCCGCCTCATCTAATACAAACGTTGTAACGCCTTGTAATGATTTAAGGTTGGCCGTTTGATCACCACTTGATGTTTTGATACCTTTAAATATTATTTTACTGCCTGAACGTTTATTACGAATCTCATCCTTTGTAATATAAAAATCATTAAATATATTTAACAATTCTAATTTTTCGATGAATTCAGGAATAATAGAAATATAAGTAGAAGATAAAGTATAACGAGTAAATAAAATAGTATGTCCGGCTTCATACGTTAATAATACTAACATTAAGTTAACTGAAAATGATTTTCCAGATCCACGCCCACCTGTGACGATAAAGTATCTACAATCTGAATTAGCGATTGGAGAATACTTTTTATTTATTTCAATCACTTAAATTTAATTAGATCCTTAAAATTAACATTGAATCCTTCTGATGATGTTATATCAACTGATTCTTTAGGTTTGCCGTAACGATACCCAAAATATAAACTCATCGCCCTGCTATCACCTTTTAATACTTGTTTACCCAGTGTTTTAATAACCTCATCATTATCAATTAATGAATCTAATTTTTCAATTAATTTTAATTCATCTGCTTTTCGTGGCCGACCTGCCCCTTGTCTTGCACCGCCATTATTTTTACGATTATCCATAATTGAAATTTTATTGTTTATTCAATCCTTATTATATAACGTAATTTTTAATTAATTTTATTCACCTGTGTATGCTGTTGTACTATCTCTGTATTTCCATTGAAAACCTTTTATTAATAATTCAATACGTGTGATTGCTTCACCCTCTAATTCTTTTGGTATTTGATTAACTAATTTATGTAGGTTATTACTGTTTGTGAGTTTATCTAATTGTTGTTCTAAATGTTTACATTTGTTTTCTAAATATGTAACACGGTCAATGTCTTTTATATCCATTGTTGTTTTAAATGAAATCATATCTTCTATTTCCTTTAATTTTGGATTTGTTTTTGCATACATTTCGTAATTATCAACTGACCATATAACGGTTGCGTGATTACGATTTAACCCCACGTGTTCAAAAAACCTTACAATATCACTCCATTGCATTTCAAATTTATTTCTAAATATATAACAGGCTAATGATCGGTATTCTACAATTTCACGTTTACGTGATGTTTTTAATATATCGTATCCTGATAATTCAATAATCTTGTTTGCAATTTCCTCTTGCACTAACCATTTGTTAGTTAATTTCTTTTTCATATTTATTTATAATTTATACATAGTAATGGCCTTGTTGGTTTAACTCCTACGTAACGATCACCTGCTAGCCATTTATTAAGCTGATCGTGTTTATTAATATATAACATTTTTTGGTTTGTTAGGTCTAAATAATCCATAGGTTTTTTTTCTGTGCCATTTGGTTTTATAAATGGTGTAACAATAACATATGGATTTTTTAAATATTTATGTTCCTCAAATAAAAACGATTTACATATTCTGCCGTAATTATCTTTTAAATCAACCATTGATGCATATTCACGAGCCTGATTTAATGTAAGTCTTTTTCCCTCGAATGTATAACTTTTTGAAATTGTTTTTATCTCACCGGTTATGTTTACGCAATCATCTGCAAACACAAAGTCCTTATCACCTAAATATAATTTTTTGTGTCCATCAAATCCCTTTGATATGTTGCCATTGAAAAATAAATTGTATTGTCCCATTTAAAATAATGTTTGTTGGTTTATGTCTATTTGTTTACTGTTATCTTTTAATCGTAATTCTGCATTGCCGGTTGTTTTTCTTATATACATTTTACAATACTCAGGAAACATATCGTTTATTTTTTTAATCGAATCTTGAACATATTGATTTGTTCTTATTTCCTGTAATCCCCCTTTACCGACATATCCTTTTGTTTTAAATGTAATGTAATCGAATCTTACAACCTTTTTATCTTTTATATAATATCTTATGCTTCTTTCATAATCCTCACCGTGATTTGTTTCTGTACATAAAAAAGGATCGTGTGTTATTATCTCACCAAACGCACCGCCAGGAATATAACAAAGTTTTGTATAAATACGATCAACCATAAAATAAGCATTTGCAACTGCATAATATCCAAAAAAATTACAATCCATTTGTTTACAATAATTAAATCCTTTTATAATAAAATCGTTTTCTAAATCATTTATTTTGCCTAATGTTTTATCATCTATCCTATATAAACATTCGGTTAAATCATCGTCGAATTGCATAAGATACGTTCCTTTATTATAATAATTTGTAATGAAGCATCTTTGTTTGTTTAATGTATGAACACCCACAACAATTTTATATTCATTGCCTAAACTTTGTTTATATATTTTTTCCTCATCATTGTCGGCAACAAATATTGTTATTTTATTTTTATCAATATTATGATCCATTAACAATTTTAATGTTTTGTTTTTAATTGTTTCCGGTCTTTTATATGATGGTATGGCTATTTGGTAATCCATTATAATTTTAAATATCCGGTTTGTTCCATTTTTATTCGTTCTAACTCCTCGGTTGGACTACCACATTTATACATATATTCACGATAATACATTACAAAACTTATTCTCATCCAATCATCACTTTTGTTTATTGTTTCGGTGTTACCGTGCCATTTATGTACATCAACAAATAATATGTCTGTGTTTTGTAAATCAATTGCAATTCCATATTCTGGTAAACAAAAATAACTACCCTCGTAATAACCCTCACGATATGATATTAAATTACCAAATCCTTCTTTAAAATCCCCCGTGTCTTTATGTACGGCGGTTCTAAAGTTTTTATTAACCGTAACGGTTGTAAATGATGTATCACCAATTACATAATTTCTGTTTGTACCATCGGCAATTGCCTTTTGTCGTGCGTAATGTTCGGGACATAATTCTTTATATTTTTGATCTACAAATTCAACAAATGGTATTCCCTGTTTAAACTCATCAAAATATTCTTTTGCAAATGCAGTTTTTCTACAAACAGCAACCGTACCTGATCCACGCCGTGCATCCATAAAACCAACGTTACCACTTTCCACCTTTGGCGATACATCAAATTTACCAAGTGTACCGTCTTTTCTAACTTGTTTAAAATATCCTCCTGCAGCTATACCACGCCCACCATTTAATGTTATTGATTTTTTAAATGATTCATAACCGTTTTTTAATACATCCATTGGTATTGCATTTTTTCTAAATCTAAATAATAAATTACCGTGTGTATCGTATGCGTCGCAATCCTCT